CTGCATCTGTCGAGCAACAGATACCATTATGGTGCTGTCAATCTCATTCTCAGTGAGTGGATTGTTCAGCTTTTTGTTGAAGGAGTGCACTTGGTTCTGCACATCGATTAACGACATACCACTATCGACGAGAGCATATGCGTATTTAAGCATATTATCATTACGATTACCCATAGAAATACGTTGGGCAAACCACCTCTCCAAATTGTCGAGGCTTTCCAGCTTTTGGAATTGGCTCTTGTGCTGTTCGTTGCGGCTGGTTTTCGGGATGAAATCCAATGCGTCGAATAGCTCGCCATCGTTGTAGTGATGAACGCCCCCGGCAAAAGTCTCGGACTTCTTTTCCCGCTTCCGGTAGCTTTCGTCAGTTTTGAATGGAAGCCAGTCAAAGATGGCATCCATAAATTCTTTGTATTCTTCGTTATCAAGCTGAAGGGTGTAGTTAATCGGCAAGATAATTCTGAAGCGATCACCATGTCCCTCTGTCTGGTGACGTTTGGTCGTATAGGAGAGGAACTTGTAATCTTTCAGAAGGCTGTGGGCCACTTCCAAAGAGACCCCTTCGTCAATGTCGAGCACAATGGTGTTGAACCCTGCAATGACATTTTCTTCACAGCGGTGCTGACTTTTGAAATGGTGGTTTGCGAAGTGCATCCCATCTTCTTGGGTCAAAACGTGAAGCTGATCGAACGGGACTTTTTCTTCAAGAAAGCTGTACGCCCAATGCTTAGAATACGAGATGATTATCTCATCGATATTCGTTTCATCAAGAGTTTCGCCTTTGAAAAACTCAATGCCATCTTGAAAAGATTTCTTGATAATGATGTGCTTTTTATAGCCCCATGCTGTTGCAAGGGTCATCATTTCTTCACGGGCACCTTTAGACGCTTTGTAGTACGGCAATGCTTCATGCAAATCTGCATGGGTCACTTCCGTGTCAGTGCTGGCGATGTATTTTGCCAGTTTGACATACGTCTTTTCTCTGTCCAGAATTTTCTGGAAAGCGGTGCCGCTCTCTTCGACAAGTTTGATGGCAGACATGATGTGTTCCATCTCGACTTCAACGGATAGATCGACGAAGGCGTAGGCACCGGCCAATTTCAAAGCTTTGAAATACCTGTGAGAAAGCTCAGCTTTTTTGATGTCTTCATGCTCGGCCAAGAAATCGGCTGCTTTTTCACAGTCAATTTTGTAGCTGAGAAGTCGGATTGCTACGTCATCTTCGACAACCATTTTCCATCCAAAATAGGCAGGATCAGCGAGGTCTTGGAATTGGTTTGCTCGCTTGGAAATGCGATCTACGTTGGACTGTTGTGTCAAACGTTTGAAGACTTCTTCTGGCGTTAGGGTTTCACCCGCCCGTTCATGTTGTCCAAAGCCAAACAGGCAACGTCGAGCATACCCAGTTTCAAGGAAGCTGTAAAACTGATCCTCAGTCTGTGCCCCATCGAGAAGCTTTGACGGCGTGCCAAACAACAAAGCGTTGGTTGGTGTTTTGCCGTCTAGCTCTTCTGTACGGGTGTTCTCCGCTGTGTTTTTGATCAGCTTTTCTTTGACAAGGCCCTGATCGTACAGTTCGAGGAACAAGGTCAGAACATCGGAAACGCCCAATAGGTTTGAGCCGATCTCGTCAACTTGGAAATTGACTGAGCCAGCAGAGGCCATGAGCAGCTTGTGACGAAGTTGTTTAACAGCCGGGGGCGTTCCACTATCAAAAGTGAAAGGATAAGCCCCAGCCTGCTTAAATTCCTTCTCAGCCTTGTCAAATTCTTCTTGCTGATCCGTGCCGTTCCTAACAGCACGATTGTTGGCGATGACCCAGAGGTTTTGCTCAGAAATTACCGGAAAGGTATCTTCCATAAAACGTGTTCTGAAACCTTTCAGAAACTCGGTCTCGACAATATTTACGCTGTGCCCTTTGCCAAAGCCTGAAGTAGCCAAGGCTAAAACATAAATATTAACTGGGATTTCACCCCGGTCTTTGGTGATAACAGTAGCCCGCATACACGAGGCCATTTTAGCAAGAAAATAAGCGACCTCCGCACGGAAAAATCCACGGTCGATATTCTGTGTTTTATTACACAAAACATCGACAATATCTTCTACCGCTGGATGATGCGGAATTTTTTGGAGATCATCAGGGCTAAACAAAGTAGGCGTCCTTCTGTTTGCAAACTGAAAAAGCATGGCAATATTCGCATGCCTTAGCTTCGCCAAGTTTGGTGATTACAATTCCCTTGCCCTTTTCTTTGAGGTGGGCATTTGCCAAAGCCGCATCGGTGAAGTTTTTGGAGGATTTGGCGTTGGGGTCTTTGGCTTTCAGGGGGTCCGAATAATATCGGAATGTTGGCTCGGAACGCCATAGTTCCTTGTCAGTACATTCTGGGAGTTTATCTTCAGGGGCGTCCCACAACCGCGAAAGCTCTTGCACTTTTTCCTTGATGAAGGTTTCTACATCAACGACTGAGGGCATGAGTATCGCCTGCTCAACAGCTTTGTGTTGAGGGTAGTCGGGGTTTTGTTTTGCCTGTGAGCGTTGCCAATCGGTAAACACAAACTGGATGAAGACGTGGTCGTCCTCAATTTTGTCTGGGTTTAGCCAGCGATAGATGCCGCCCTGCATGGCATGGTCATCATCTTTGGATCGCTTGATATAGGCGTAAACGCTGGTGGTTTTGGTGTCATGCAGGCGACTGGCAATGACCATGTCGAACTTTCCACCGATGCGCCAAACAGAACCATCGGCCAGAGTGACTTCTTTGATGGCTCGTTGTTCGATCCAAACAGGAAGCAGATCAGGGTTTTTATCAAAATCTGCCTGCTCAGGGTTAATAACTAAAGCATTAGCTATATTATCTGGATAACCCAACTGCTTCATATATTTTGGCAATTTGCCGGAGCGCCAAGCTTTTTCGATGCTGTCGTGGACAGCGGTTCCAAAACGGGAAGCTAGAAAATCAGTCAAATCTGCTGTGTTTTCTTCTGGGGGAACCCGTTTGGACAAAATGGTTTGCTTGGTGCTCTTCAGCAAACCAGTGGCTGAAACGTAGTTGTCGCCTTTTTGATAATCGTACTCGTCGTGGAGGAGCCAGATTGCCATCATCAGGCTCATGTTGTTGTCGTTGGTGATTTGCATGTGGGTTTACCTCATATATATATGGATGGGCTTTTCTTGTTATCATGCAGTCTCTACACACGATAAAGTCTGCTAAATAACAAGATACCAAGAGGGCGATGTTACCCTCTTGGTTCTCAGAATGGAAGCTATTTAGGAAGAGGCTTCTAACTTTTCACTTAGCAAGGTGTAGAAGGCGGCGGCGTAATTGATGGCCCCAAGGGCTTCAGCTTGAGCGGCTTGAAAGTTTCCCTTCTCCATCATGCCAACAGCTTCTTGGAGTTTTTTCATAGCCTGCCCGGTAGGATAGCCGGGGCCAACCATGCGAGTGATTTCCATGATGGGCTGATTACGGAAAGGTTTGCCACGGGCATGCCTCTCCTTGCCCTTACCACCCGCAGCTTGTTTATAAGCTTCGACAAGAGCACGTGAAAGCTCTTCATAGCCTGCGGCGGACATAGGAACGTCGCTCATTCCGTATCGTTGGCTTGATTTGTCACCACCTCTTCAAGGATGGGTTTGGCGAGAGCTTCAGGGGCGTCGGGTTCCTGCACCGGATCGCCTTCAAGTTCTGGCTTGCCCGGATAGTCAAATTCCTGATGGAATTCGGCTTCGGACATTTCACCCAAGTGAGAGACAGACTGCATGAAGACGTCCACAACTTCCGATTTGTTTTCTGTGTCAAATTCGGTGAAGAAGCGGACTTGAGCCTGCTGCTGAGCATTGCCGATTTGCGCCCGGTTAATCGTCTTTTTGTCGGACGTAACCAGAATATTGAAATGGCGCGTGCGTTCGATTTTATCACGCTGGTAGATGACCAGTGCGGAGAGAAGAAAGTAGTGTTTAGTATTGGACATGGATTTTCCTTTTTGAAGATAATAAAGGGGGCCAATTAACTGACCCCCCCTATATGGTAAAGCAGAAATATATTAAGAAATACTCTGCCAGCTTCCGTCTACCTTTTCGAGGCATGACAGTAGTTCACGCCATTGACCATTTTCTTTTACAAGAATTCTGTCTGCGGCAACCCAAACCCCACCTACTTTGGTGAATTTAGTGGCGTTTGCGTATTGTACAGCAACTTGGGGAATACCCAAAGCAGCATTATTGATAATGCTGGCAGGATTAAGTTCCCAAGTCAACAAAACGACAGAAGGCAAGCCAAACAATGGGTTTAGGCTAAGACTATCTGTAGAAATGTATTGAACGATTTTTGGAACACCAAAACTGGAAAGATTGGTGAAACCATAAACATTGAGGCGCAGATTGAGCGCGTGACTTCCAAGCTGTGGATCGAGGCTGATGCCACTCACTGAGAGGGCATTGAAACTCTGGATTGTTGGAAGACCAAATTGGGAAAGCTCAGCAAGTATACTATCAACATGTAGTACCATGTTAATGTTATGTGCACCGAAAGCAGACAGATTGTTTATACCTTGAGGGTAAATACCCGCATCAGTATACACATAATCAATTAAGTGCGCCCCAAAAAGGTCTACATTCACAATACTTGGGAATGTGACAACTTGATTAACTTGAGGATTACCCAAGTAAGTGACGTTGTTAATGCCTTGGACGTTGAGGTCCCAGACAGGTAGGCCGATAGCATGATCGCCAAGCAACGGAGTGTTTTCGATACCCGCATGCCGGATAATCTGGATGATTTCGGGGTCTCCCAAAGCACCATCAGACAGGATGCTTGGCACTTGCATGCCCAGATGCGCAGCGGGCGTACCAAAATAAGAGGCTGCCGTTATTCCTGTTGGTTCCAAATCCCATGTGCTGATGATTACAGCCGGGGTGCCCAGCAAAATCGGGTTATAGATGCCCATGACCAGTGTACGATAGCTGACGGTGGGTGTGCCAAGGGCAGGAGAGTAGGTGAAGCCCAGAGGGTAGGCAATGTAGCTGACTTCAGGTGTGCCCAATGTAAGAGCCGCTGAGAGGCCCACAGGAGAAACAATCTGAAGCTGGTTTTGGACGGAATGTGAACCAAAAGAAGAGGTGGAGCTGATGCCGTCCGGTTCGATGTCTTGGTTGGGCGGAGCGCCCGTATCCATGGGATCGTAGCCAGTAGGAAGTGAGTAGGCAAATGTCTGTTTACCAAAGTTGAAAGAGACCTTGTCGCCGATAGTGCCAGTCTCGACAGCAGCATAGAAACCATTGGTTGTGGTCCATCCAGCACTGTTAATGCTGCCGTCACCGGAAGCAAAATTGACATTGCCTGCTGTTGTGCCGTTATACCATACGCCGTTTTTACCTCCGAAAAGACGCCCGTTGACCATGTCCATAGCGAACATGAGAATATCGCCTGTGGCGTAAGAAGGTCTGCCGCTTAAACCAGAGTTGTTTTGGCGGGCACCCCCAGAGCTATCCCAGCCTATGGCATTAGATTGATAACCACCAAGCTGAGCATTCAGAGGTAAAGCTTGAATACCACCCCCCAAAGAAATGGTGGAAGACGTAGCTAGATTATCAATAGTAACTTCCCAGTATTTTTTCTCGCTACTAACAACAGGAGTAGAAGCACGAGAAACACGATAATTGGGAGAACCTGAAGTGCGCTCAACTATAGTGGCCGGGGTCCCTGTTGCAGTGTGATCTGGGGAGTTTTGATCGAAGAATAAGACATCTTGGCGGGTAAGTGTGTGAGCACCAAAAGCGGTGGAAGTAGAGGCGAGACTTGTCGGAGCCAACAAGAAAACATTGGGGTCCTTGGCAAGTGGAGTACCAAGAGCACTGGCAGCGTTTAAAAGTCCGTCAGGTTCAAGAACTTGAGCAGCAGGGCCACCGCCGTCTTTGACTTCAACTGAGAGAAGACCTTGATTATTATACGCGGTTTGGTTGGTGGTGGTAACTGTGCTGCCACTGGCACCAGCGTCTTGTTTCACAAGTTTCAGGGGAATGGCGGTCTGAGTAGCGTTTTCTATGACGGCTACGGGGGTAACAGAACCGCCAATAGTCCATGCACTCATTGCAGGACCAAAAACAGCAGTAATAGCAGAAAATATTACTGAAGAGGCGGCAGTGGTAACAATACTTGTGGTTGCAGTCGCGGCGCTTGCAGCAGTATCAGCGTCAAATGCTCCAAATGGATTGGTAAGATCACAATTAGTGATGGGTATTACTGTATAATTTGAAGGATCGCCGTTAGCACTCGAATGGTGCACATAAAGAACACCTGATGTCGTAATTGTGGGGGCAACTAGACCAAAAGCATAGATCATGCCCCCGGCTACATCAGAAGTACCGATGTGGGTCATAACTTGACCGCCAGAACCGCCGTATCTAACGTTCGTTGGAACAGATTTTCCTGTTGATTGGTTAGTAATAAAAACCAGTAGAGCCTTGGCCCCTGTGGTGTTTACGCTACCGGCAGAAGTGAAGGTCCATGGATAACCGGAACTACCGCCGAAATTTGAAATGGTGCCTATGGTGACGGCCATACCGTGATCCTTCTACAAAAAAGGCCGTGCCGAATAATCGACACGGCCCCGTTCCAAACTCTAAGGGAGGAGGTTCAGAGCTTGAAAATCTTGTTGACGCCGTTGTCCCACACGATTTGAATATCGCCGCCGTTAGGGGTGACGGGCAGACCGGTGACGGTGTCAAACAAAGCAATCAGAAGAGACGTCGCTTCAGTACCCGTGTCTTTGTAAATGACGAGGGCTTCGGAAGGATCGCCGGTCACAGTTGTAAAGGTGATGTCAGCGGCGTCAAAAACACCAGCAGTCCAAGCTTGGGATGCCAAAGTACCCGTGGCAACGCGAGCACCAGCAGGAATGTTGACCAAATTGGTGTCGGTTGTCAGGTTGGGAGTGTAATCATCGGTGTCTACGAGAACCACTTTGATCGTGTCGCCCGACAAATCAAAACCGGCTAGGCCAAGTTGTTGTTTGAAGTTGTTGTAAAAAGCATTTGCCATCGGGTAGTCTCCAATTATATCAAAACGAACCAGAAATCTCCATCGTTTCCATCGTCATTTGTAGGGACGATGGTAGAACGGTAGATGACGGATGTTCCAGTTCCGGGTGAACCTTGGGGACCTGTATCCCCGCCACTTCCTGTATTGCCCATTGGCAAGACAAAATTCAAGGTAAAATTAGGAAAAGTACCCAATATATTAACTTCGGGTAATGTATCGTAAGGCGCTGCGGCGACTGTACCAACAGTAAAGTTGTTGCGAGGTCCCACAGGACCGGGCGGCCCGCCAATGACAGTTCCGGCAAATTCAAGGTCAATTTCGCCAGCGAGATCAAGCGCATCTTGCAGGGATGCAAGATCAAGTTCCATATTTACACCCATTTGGTGATCCCCCGTTGAATATCTAATTGAACAGTTTTAGCCCTGAGTTTGAAGCCAGAACCGTTAATAAATAAAATGTCCATTTCGGCAGGACCGATAGGCCATTTTTCGGTAAGTCCGTCGAAAACGTACAATAACCGTGTGGTCGTAGCGTCTGCCCAGCGATGGGCAAGGACACCGATTAGTCCTTTGGCTCCCGTGTCGCCTTTACGCCGGACCTGAGACAGAACTTCCCAGTCACGGAAATAACCGGTAGCGACAGTGGCAGGAACGTTCATAGCAAAGGAAAATGTGCTTCCTCGTTTGAACTCTATAGGGAGTGGGGGAGTGACAGTTGGTGCGATAGCCATCTCAAATCCTTTGTTGGTATAACCGGGGGAGTAAATCCCCCGGTTATTATGCTGCAAGTTTATCCATGTGTTTCTGAACAGCCTGATAGATTTGATCGGCTGAAGCATTATTGGGAATTGTCGTCTCCTTATCCCATGTAGGATAGAAGATCGAGAATTTCCCGCCAAGCTTTACATCGGGGTGGGCAATGTCGGAGTGATTTTGCCACTGACATGCTTTAACGACGTTATCATTCGCGTACATTACTACGTCAATATCATCTTTAATCAAGTAATACTGTGCGTCATGTATTTGTGAGCACGGCTTGATAAAAAGTCGATGCTCTGACTTGCGAACTTTACCCATGAACTCTGATCCTGCCCTAGAGTTGAGCAGGCACCAGCTTTGCCCCAGTGCGTTACCTGCTGTTCTGCCCTCAGCTTCAGCCTCAAACGGGGTTTTTCGTGTGCCTCTGATCACCTGTTTTAGAAGAGGTGTTCTGAGACGAAGCCCGAAAGCAGCCGTGATAAAGCCGTCTTTCATGGCTATATCAAGCTTGTCAGATACCCACTTGTCCGAGACAACGTAGAGAGCGTGGTAAGCTGCCTCTACCATGATAGCCTTGGCCTGTGAGAAGCCGCAGTTGGTCATCAAAGTCCGGTAGGTGCCTTGGTAAGTGAGGGCAAAAGTCGGAGCTTTGCTATCCTGCCTTTGGTCTGCAAATATCTCAGCAATGGAT